TCTGAGCGACCACGTAACAAGCGTTACACTTAATCAGGCAGCAGATGAGCTTGAAGTTACCGCTATGGGCGATACAGCTCACAAGTTTGTAAAAGGCTTGGAATCTGGAACGCTAACTGTTTCATTTTTAAATGACACAGCAGCAACAAACGTAATGGCAACTCTTCGCGCAGCATTTGGCACAACTGTTGCCGTAAAAATGCTACAGGAGAAGCTAACTACTGTTGGTGCAACCAATCCGCTTTACACCTTTGATATTTTGGTCAATAACCTGACCCCAATCAATGGTGGCGTTGGCGATATTGGAACACAGGACATCACCTTTACGCTAAACTCTGTTGTAACGATAGCCGACACAGGCACGTTCTAATTTAACAAAGGGGCAAAAATGGCAAGTCTTAAAGTTGTAAGGGCAGATGGCACGGAAAGTATCCACGAGATAACACCGGCCATTGAGTTTGCTTTTGAGCAATACGCTAAGAAAGGTTTTTACCGAGCTTTCAGAGAAGATCAAAAGCAGAGTGACATTTATTGGCTTGCATGGGAATGTCTGCGTAGGGCAGATGCTCCAGAGGTTTATCCATTTGGGGATAAGTTTCTTGGTACTTTAAAGGCTGTTGAAGTACTTGGTGATGATTCCCCAAATGGCTAACGCGTGATTCCCTTACGTACAGAATAGCCCAGCTGTCTGTACATACAGGAATTGCGCCTAGTGAGTTTATCAACATGGATAGCAGTATGCTAAAAGCCATACAAGAAGTGCTGAAGAAACAAGCGGAAGATAGGAAAAATGCCAGTAGTAATAGAAGGGGTCGTAGGTCTTAAGAAAGCATTAAGACAGCTTGCCCCTGATATTAAGAAGGAAATGGATAAGGAAATCCGCGAGGCTTTAAAGCCAATTATTAAAGATGCAAGGTCTAAAGTCCCAGGCACAGCCCCAGGGGGTTTAATTAACTGGAATGATCCTGGATATGAACGCAAGCCTAGAGTGCCTGGGAAAAAACAAGCATTCCCATCTTATGACCAAACAATTATTCGCAGGGGTTTGACTTACTCAGTTGCCAATAGTCGGATGAAAAACTCTGGGTTTGTATCTTTGTTTACTTTGTTTAACAAATCGCGTACAGGGTCAATTATAGAAACAGCAGGGCGCGTAGGTTCTCCAAACCCTAGAGCTGCTTCAAACAACCCAGATGCAGGAAGAAGATTTATTGGCGCGATGAATGGTGTTGGTGGCCTAGTAGATTACGCTGGCAGAGGGCAAAAGTCTAAAGGCCGTTTACTTTATGCGGCGTACGCTCGCAATCAAGGCAAAGCTTTAAACGCTACGTTAATTGCAATTGAAAAGGCAAAAAGGAATCTAGCTAATCGTATTTTAAGCGATAGGAAGGCTGCATAATGGCATTAACTGAATCTGATATTAAAATCATTATTGCAGGTGAACTAAAGAAAAAAGGTTTTCAAGATGCAGAGAAAGCAACCAATTCTTTAGAAAAAAAATTCAAGTCACTAGCTAAAACAGTAGTAGCGGTATTTTCTGTACGTGAGGTTGTGCAATTTGGTAAGGCTGCTGTAAAGGCTTTTGAAGAAGATGAAGTAGCAGCTAGACGTTTTGAATCGGCGTTAAAAGGTGTCAACTTAGGCTTTGCTACACCTGAGATAGAAAACTATTTAGAGAACTTAGAGAAGTTTACAGCCATTACAAAAGGTCAATTAAGACCTGCTTTCCAAACATTAGCTTCTACTACACGCTCAGTTGCTATGTCGCAAGACATTTTAAATACTGCCATAGATGTTTCAGCAGGAACCGGCGTAGAACTGCAAACTGTTGTAAACGATTTGAGCAAGTCTTTCTTAGGCAATAATGCTAGTTTGTCCAAGTATGAACTAGGACTTAGCAAGTCAGAGTTAAAAGCCAAATCTTTTAACGAAATACAGGAACTTCTTAACAAACAGTTTAGTGGTCAAAGGGCAGCCTTCTTAGATACCTATGCTGGCAAGGTAAGTTTGCTTGAAGCAAGTTATGAACGCATGCAAACTACTATTGGCTCAGGCCTAGTAGATGCGTTTACTTTGTTATCTGGTGAAAATGGTATTGCAGGCGCTACTGATTCAATGGAACGTTTTGGCGTTGTCGCTTCCGATGTTATTCGTGGCGTTGGTGTTGCTATATCTGAAGTTCAAAGCCGTATTCCATTTTTTAATAGTTTTCTTGATCCTACTAAGTTCTCAGGTCTTTTACAGTTTGTAGACATCTTAAGACAAACAGGAGAAGCATCAAGACCCTTGTTCTTTCCAGGTGGCGGTATTGGCAAGCCAGGAGTTGACAAACAACTTGCCGCTATTGAAGAAGCAGCAATCAAACGTGAAAAAGAATTAGAAAGACTAAGATCAAAGCAACTAAAAGAACAAGCCAAGTTAAATAGATTAAAACAAATTAGTTTAATGCTGATTCAAAAAGAATCACGTTTTGATTTAAATAGAATCCAACTAGCTGCTGCCTTGCAAGGCAAACTAACAGATGAAGAACGCAAACGCGTTGAAGAATTGATGTTCATTGAAGACATTAAGCAGGCTATTGCTGAGAAAGATGTAGATAAAGCCGAAAAACTACTTGATGAATTAAACAAAGTTAGAACAGAAACAGAAGCTCTAGCCGAAACATTATTAGATTTAGAGGCAGGCAACCCGTTTTCCAAGTGGCCTGAGTATTTTGAATCTGCTAAAAAGAACTTAAAAGATTTATACGACACACTAGCCAAGCAACAGTTAGCTTTAAATGAATTAATGTCAAGTATTGCCATTAGTCGCGCTAATGCTAATGCAAATGTTTTAACTGCTAAGATTGATAAATCTACGGCTTTTAGTGAAGCCGCTAGTGCTTCACGCGCATTTGCTGAAATATCATCTGAGGATGCAGCAGCAGCGGCAGCTCAGGCAGCAGCAGCAGTTGCAGCAGCAACCACAGCTGAAGAAAAGGCGGCAGCTCAGGCAGCGGTAGATGCCGCCAATGCCTACGTAGATGCAACAACCTTGCTTACAGAAAGCCTTGCAGCAGCGGATTTAGCAGCAGCATTAGCCGGACTAGAACTTGCTAATGAGTATTTAAATCAATCTATTGAAGCTGCAACAAGCCAAGGCATAATTCCTGAAACAACCATCAACGTAACTGTTGAAGGCAACGTAACATCTGCTGAGGATTTAGCTGAGGTTATTACAGACATTCAATACAACTATCAAAGAACAGGCAAAAACCTATTGTTAAGCAGTAGGGCCATTTAATGCCAGCACCTACGCTGCGTGTTTTTGTTGACTTTGATAGCGATACCGCTTTTGAGATTAACCCATTAATCTTAGATAGCGCAACTGAAGGCATACTAGGCACAAATACCTTAGGCTCAGGCACGCTGCCAATTGAGATTACAGACCTAGTAACTAGAGTTTCTATCAGACGTGGGCGCAATCGTTTAACATCCCAGTTTGAGGCTGGCACGGCAAATGTAACGCTGTATGATCAAACAGGTGATTGGAATCCTACTAACCCTGCCAGTATCTACTATCCAAACCTTGTTCCGCTTAGGCAGATAATTATCTACGCTACCTACAACACGCAAGATTATTTTCTATTTTCAGGATTTATCAACACATACGACACAGGCTTCAGACAGGGCAACGATGAACTAAGCACAGTTACCCTGCGTTGCGTAGATGGCTTTAAGTTGCTTGCAGGCTCAGGCATAACAACTGTTACAGGCTCAGGCGTACAAACTTCAGGTGCTAGGGTAAATGCCATCTTAGACGAAATTGAATGGCCTTTAAGTTTGCGTAACGTGGACACAGGAGATTCAACCCTTCAAGCCGACCCAGGCACAGATAGGGATGCCCTTCAAGCGCTGTTTAACGTGGAACAGAGCGAGTTTGGCGGCATTTTCCTAGATGCCAATGGCAAGGTTGATTTTGTAAGCCGTAATGCCCTTATAGCCACGCCAGCGTTCCCGGTCTATGAGTTCAGACGTGT